GGGAAAGATAAAATCTTATTAACTTCTTAAAGACTAATCTTACGAAGTGGTGAAAGCGCCGTCAGCAGCAGAACTACCAAACATATACCATGCGGATCCATCACTGTAGAATTCGACGAAGTCGCCCTTGATTGCACTGGTGCCAATGATAACATTGGAAACGCCAGTTGCACCGCTTGAGCCGGGACCATCATCGCCGGTGTCAACTTCAGTCTCGTTAACCTTACCAAAGATAATAGCCGAGCCAGCGCCAATCGTGATCGCGTTGGACGGTGTATCTTCAGTTACCATAACGCGGTAGTGAAGTCCAGCAGCAGCAGATGGCAGAGTGAGAGCAACAGTACCTGATGCACCGGTGACAAACACAAGTCTGCCTGATTCCGATGGATCAAGGGTTTTGTCAGTGCTCACGCTCATTGTTGCGCGTTGATAGGACATGTCCTTGAGAAGCTTAACCTCGCCAATGTCAAATTCCTTGAGCAGTGAGCGAAGTCTTGCAATGTTTTGTGAAAAAGCCATTCATTAATACCTCCATAGTTTTATTGAATATAGCAACCCCCAAACCCTTGCACGGCAAGCCATACATGAGCCGAAGTAAATCGGTGGAGGTTACAATTAAGTAGTTTCTCAAATACAAAAACTCCCAACTGATCGATGCCAGTTGGGAGCTTTATTACTTTGGAGGTTTAGTTGCTCTAAGAGCTAGATCCACCCTCTCCTAAGAGACTGCGGACGATGACTAGACCGTACATATCAGGACGCACCATCTTCTTGGCGTAGCGAGTCATGACACCCTTGCGTGGCACGAAGTCCTCGACACCAAAGATGGTGGGAGTGACTTGCAGTGGCACATAAGGAGCGTATACATAACCGCTCTCTAAGAAGGAACCACCCTTACGACCAACGAGGACGACGTTTCTTGGGAAGTAGGGATCGACATAAACGTCCCACTTCTTGGAAATGCTTCCAACGTTAACCGCTCCGACTTGACCCTTAGAGTCGTCGGCGGTGATCTTAGCGCGGAATCCACTGGTGAACTCAAGAATGTTGGCAACTTCTGGTCCTACGACTAAGAAGTTAGCGCCACCACGCAGAGTCTTACGGTGGATCTGAGCCGACACATCATTGATGGTTTCTACAAGAGTCTCGTACCACTCACTGACAGTGCCAGTGAAGTCGGGAGCCTTAGTAGCAGCACCAATTTCAACGCCGGTTGTACGCTTCACGAACAGACCGGGGGAGCGCGACCAGTAGTAAGTACCGGCAGTTGCACCCTTAATGAGATCTTCTACAATCTCACGGTCAATCTCAAGAGCGATTTGCTCAGAGAGAATAGAAGTAAGTTCGACCTCGGCGTCAAGGTTGTGATAGGCATTAAGATCCTGTCCCAACTCTGGCGTCCACTTGGCCTTCAGCTTCTTGGTCACAGCGGTAACACTGATCGAATCGACCTTAATGTCGATCTCGGCAATGCCCTCGTTCGCTTCCAATCCCCAATCATCAGTACCGACAACAGTGCCGAGTGCTTGATTGGATCCAGCAGCAGCAGTACCAGTGAAATCATCCACCAATGGGTGAGTGATCGTCATGGCTTGTGCAGCAAGACTCTCGAAAGAACCGGTTCCGTGGAACACGACCTCAAGAACAGAGCCTGAGTGCTTGGAAAGACGACGAACCTGAGATCCGCCACTACCACTCGATGGAGTGATCTTAAGTGCGACAGGGTTAGAGTTACTGCCGTCAAGACCCATCTGCTCACGCTCGGTGTCAGAAAGAGTCAGGTGAAGAACCTGCGCATACGAACCAGATGCAAGATCGGGGTCGAAACGAAGATACTTATCAGTGAGGGCAGAGTTGCCAACCATGAAAATTCCCTCACCCGAGTCCACCACGTCACCAGAAGTGAGCGAGATAGAACCAGTTGGGGAGCTTGATCCTTGGTTAAGGGCATAGAACGACTTCTCGCCTAAGCGGGAAGGTTCATGACCAGTGCTAGCGTCGTCAATGCTGACGCCGCCTGTGATTTCCTGACCAACTACGTTGCCGCCATAAAGCGACTCGGCTGCACCAGCGTTAAGCTTGGCAGACGTATGTTGAAAGTCAAGGAAGAAAATGAGTCCACTTGGGAGGCTCATGGGTTGAACGGACACGAGGTCGTTCGCAATGAGGGAACCGAATACACGACGTACGATGGGGAATGCAACAGCGGCAAATCCTTCAACGTCACCACCAGCCATGGTGGATGCCTCACGAAGTAGTTCCTTAGCTTGGTTCTCAAGTAGACGAGCCATAGTATCCTTGGTTCGTGTAGTCTCAAGACCTTCTAAAAGACCTGTGCGTTCCCACTTATCCAGCAGGGCAGCGCCTTCCTTCGACACATCGCGAGCGACAATTCCTTCAGTCAATTTATTGATAATAGACATAGTAAATAGTACTCCTTGTTTTTGTCTTATTTAATCCCAGCCAGTTTCTGCATACGGTTTACCGCATGTTCAGATCCGACTGTTCTTTGAGTTTTGCGTCTTGGTAAAGTGGTAGACTTTCTACTAATGGCTTCGCTCAGTGACTCTGGACCGCGCTTTGTCGGAGCGGATCCCACTGTGCTTTGAAGGGTTTCATAAATAACCTTCACTTCCTCGACAGTTCGTGACCTAGACAGTGCTTCAACAATTTTACTTTTTTGTCGCTCATTCAAGGAGACACTATTCAATACACGATTAGTATAAACAAGCCTTGCATTAGAGAGATTGACTTCCTCAAGGTTGTCTTTCATCTTTAAGGCAATGCTTC